ACGTTAGTTATTTATTAATTTTCTACACCCTGTTCTACAGGTTCTTCTGCAGATTCTGGTCCTTCTAATTCAATATCTTGATCTAATTCAGCTTCTGGTTCTGGATTATCTAAATCTATATCTTTATCAAATAGTTTATTTGCAACTTCAGGTCTTAAATCTGAAATTTTATCAGCACTTTTTGCATAAAGAAAATCTTTGATTTTATCACTTATTTGAGAGGGAGATTCATCCGTCACCAATAAATCCATTAATTCATCCATAGTTAAAAATTAATAATACAACGTTGTAGGTTTATTTATAAGTCTTGTATAGACTCAGATCCACCAACTGAAAAGGGATTATATTTTGATGTAGCAATTTCATACATCTTTTGATGTATATTTTTAGTTTCTTCTATATCATCACTCTCATCTTGAGGTTCTACTGAACAAGGTGGATCATAGTTATCGTTAGTAGCAATAGGCATGGAATCTAGGGGGTTATATTTGTAATTAGGATCAAACCATTCATCATAAGATAATACTTCTGGTGCTGGATAGGTCATTTTTCCTCTTTATATTTCTCCTCCTTTAGGAGGTTCGAATTTTTTCTCTTCTGGAGCAGGGTCTACAGGATTTGCGCCCATATCTCCATTAATTTGAGGTGCTGCTGGATCTAAAGGCATTCCAGTTGCAGGATCAACAAGAGCATTTGGATCTGGAATTACACCATCCTTAATTTCTTTTTCTATTTGTTCATCTTGCTCTAGAATTTCTCCATCAGTCTGACGAAGAATATGTCTTCTTACATAATCAGCAGAGTAATATTTACCAACATAAGGTTCTGCTGCACCAGCAAGATTTAATCTTTCTTGTAAAAGTTCAGCATCCTTGAGTTCAGCAAAATGATTATCATATAAGAAGTCATATTGAATATGATCTTCCATTATATCCCAATCTTCTGGGGTAATAACATTCTTCAATATTAATTGAGTTCTTAATACATCACTGAATAGATGAGAAAATCTCTTTCTCATTCTACCTACAAACTTACTGAATTTTACCTCATCCCTTAAAATTTCAGAAGATCTTCCAAGATTAAATCCACCTTCTCCACCAATTCTAGTTTCAGGTACATTTAATGACTTATAAAGTTTCTTCTGGAAGTAATTAATATCAGTAATTTCTCCAAGATTTTGACCACCAGGTAAAGTAGTAATTTCAGTTCCTCTACCACCTTCTCTTCTAGGAAGCCAAAAATCTTCCATCATACTCATAAATTTCTTATCATCACGCATCTCACCAGTATTAGCATCATAAACTAACTTATTACGATACCTCATCATTACATCACGAAGGTATTGTTCTGCCTTAACTTTTGGTAGATTACCTACATCAATATAGAAAATTCTTCTTTCTGGTGCTCTTGATAGACGATAAATTACCAAACTATCCTCAATCATCATTAACTGATTAAGAGGTTTGATTGCTTTATGCATCCAAGAAAGGGTTGATCCCTTATTTCTATCTACTAATCCAGAAGTACAATAAGTGACTGAATCACGAGTCATCTTAACACCTTTTGCTGGATTTCCACCAGAAGAGGTATAGACTTGTTGAGTATTAGTTCCTGAAGGTGTGTATATAAAATATTCTTCTATAGGTGGGAAATCATATTGAGTTACTCCCTCTTTAGCAAATGCATTACCATTACCATTATTTTTCTGCTTCTTTATCTGGCGTATAAAACGCATTTTAGCAGAATCAATATATCTTAATTCTTGTATCCCTTCATGAGGTGCTTTTTGATCTATAACTTTATTATAATATAATCTTCCATCTATATACCAGTTTCTAAAAATCTCATGTGCTTTCTTATCAAAGTCTAATAACTCAAGTATAAAACTAAATTCTTCTCTTATCTTCTTCTTTATACCATCACTAGCATTTAAATTTGATAATTCAATTTGTACTGGACTATCATTTGTATCTGATACAATTGCTTCATTTACAATATCTTCAATAGCACTATCACATTCAGGATATAAAGACATCTGACGATATCTTCTTAATAGGTCGTTCTCTGTTTTATAGACGCCTTCAATATCTACATACGAACCAAAAAACCCAGAGCTTACGTAGTGCTCCGATCCATCCTGATTGTTAGGAGGGACAGGAGATACCAGACCTGGGGGTGTTTTTTCGGTATCATCAATAGAGAATCCAAATAATCTCGCCATCGTATAACTTCGTTTATATTACTATTATAACCTATTTATCAACTAATTAAAACCTCTCCACCAGAACCACTGGATTGAGTGGAATTACCAATAGTGAAGTATTGAACCTTAAAGGTTACTCCAAATTCTTCAACAGTATTTGAGCTTTCATAACTTAAGTCAATTGAATCTATGGTAGTTGGCCAAATGTCATAGAACTTGTATGTTCTAAGTACAGTTGATTCGCCACCATCATTAGTAGCAGCACCTACTCCAGAACTTCTTCCTAACTGTTGAACATAAGCATCAGTCATATAAGAAGATGGATTAGTAACACCAGTTGCGTCATCCAACTTACTCATAACATTTGCCCATTTCTCAAATGCAGTTCTAAGTCTGAAGTCTTCATCATTAATGACGGTTATTGACCAATCATCAAATGTTCTGTCTCCAGCAACTTTAAGTGATCTTCCTCTAAAAGGAATATCAACTGTTGCTACGTTAGAAGCTGGCATTGTTGCAGCTTTACATAAGAATTTGAAAATACCATTCTCTGAATCATCACCAGGTCCCCAGTCACCTTGGACTGAGGATGGGAATGTAGGAATTGATACCTCAAAGAGATTGGGGCGGGCAGCACCACCTATTAGTTTTGCCTTAAATTGTGAGAGTGTTCTTGTGTCAGCCATTGTTTGTGATCCTCCTATCTGTTATTTAATAAAGTTAAACAGTTCCTACAATTTCTTCGAATGCTACACCAGTTCTGGTGGCAACGAAGGTCAGAGTTACGTAGTTGATAGACTTGGTTGGTTTCAAGTAAATATCAGCTCTGAATTCATTATTATCAATAATATCAGGAGTGTTATTTGTTTCATCACAAACAACTAGGAAGTCATATAAACCTCTCTTAGCTTGTACATCCCTTAGATATGGTTCAACAATGTTCACAAAGTTTGACCTTGTGTTTGCA